CACCTATCTGCCAATGGATTACTGCTAAACGATGTTTTTCAATCGCTACAAACCGCTCGCGCTCTAGTTTGCGAGCCAGTTCCAAAAACTCCTCTAGGTAAATATAGTTGCCGGGGTTTTCCGCCAGCAATTGCGCATAGAGCGCATTTGTCTCAGGTGTTGTTTGGTCGCTCATTTTTCTAAGTCCTTGAGTTGTTCGTCCCGTTCTTGTTTATATCGACCGCACATTGCCGCCCACTCGTTGCGCTCGCGCCATACCTCTCGCGCCTTGCCCTGAGCGATAACCATTTGATCCGTTGCAATGACAAAAGCATCCCGCGCCTCGTCGCGCTCTTTGTAAACCTTTTCGAGTTCGCCCACCATGCGGTCGTGATGCTCGGCTTCCTTTTGAGCATCACGCCGCAAAATGTCTCGCTGGTTTCTCGCCTCGTTGCGCTCGCGCCATACCTCTCGCGCCTTGCCCTGAGCGATAACCATTTGATCCGTTGCAATGACAAAAGCATCCCGCGCCTCGTCGCGCTCGCGCTCTAACTTGCGAGCTACCTCAGTTGGAACCATATACTCGCCAGAGTAAGCCATCCGCTCGGCCTTGTCTGCTTCCGGTGTGTTATTTGTATTCACGGCACTCCTTTATCATTTTGTCGATTGCTGCTCGTAGTGTGGGCCATTCGTTCGTGTCGATTTTGATTTTACCATCATAAGAATCATCGCATTGTGATACCTCAAGAAACTCTCCTGCTACTTCGTCAACAATCTCAATCTCCGTTGATCCTTCGTGGTAAATTGGCTGTCCTTTTAGGAGCACTGTAATTTTGGTTGTTCGTGTTTCGTAGCTCATGGCAGCAAACTATCAATATCTTCTATTCGTGTCAATACTTTTGTTTCAGAAAAGTATTGGTTCATGATTTTTATTGCCTCACTCCTACAGTTCTCAGCAATGCAATACCTATCCTGATCTCCAGACTCCCAGATCATGCCAGCGGTATCCAGAAACCTCATCGCTTTCCCGTATGCTTGATCGGTATTCATTAGTAAACCTCCTCTAGTCTAGATATATCTCCTCGCATAATGATTTCTGTCATATAATTCCTTACTCCTCGGCGGTTCTTTTTCACCGTCAACCTGCTCTTCTCTTTGATGTGTTCAACATACACTACTTGGTCAGAATGCATCCCAATCGCTCTGGATTCCCTCAGTCTTCCATCGTCGTTGAGTTGGCTTGCCGTCAACATAATTGCATTGTTTTTGAGTGCTGCCAGTTTTAGCCTTCTTGCAATCTCAGAAATAGCATTCTCTCTGTTCTCTACATCCCCACATGAGATGATTTGGATGTAATCCACAACAATTACCTCCGCCCGGTTTTCTCCAACGTATCGGTTGATATGGGACTCAATCTCGTCAATTTCAGCTATTCCATCCACGATTTCAAGGGGTAACTGGTGTAATTTCAACAATGCGGCACTGATTTTTGTGAGTTCGTCCTGATGCCCAACCTTGTAATCCTCTGGTTCTCTGATCGGGCAACCTGACAAGTTACAAGCCATCCTTGTGAGTATGTCTTTAGCTTTCATTTCTAGGCTCAAGAAGAGAACTGGCCTACCTTCCAGTAGATTCGCCAGCGCGGCTTGGACTAGGTAGATCGACTTCCCCCCTCCTGTCTCTGAAGCTACCGTCATCATCTCTCCTCTGTGCATCCCACCTTTGAGCGCACGATCTAGTTTTATTAATCCAGTAGGAAAGCATTCGTTTACCGCTTTACCTTCCATCTCATCAATGATTTCAAGGATCATGTCTTTGACTGGTTTTACTTTTGTCGTTCGATCCTCGGCGCACTTCATTATCGTTTCCGATAATTCCTTCAGATTCGACGTCCCAGTCCTCAGGCTTGGTTCCTCTTTCTCCATCAGAGTAATCACATCCCTGTAGGCTTTGGTGCGGTGCAGGTGCTTCCTGTAATCATCCGCCATATCTTGGCATACCTTCCCAGACGCTACCTTCATTGTGGAGAGAATCTGGTAAATATCATCCTCTCCACCGGCGGCTTCCAGCATACCCGTAGCTTCTAACTCAGCAATGGCTGAGAACGAGCAGCAGGAGCCTGTCCGCTGGTGAACCCCTTGGAGGGCATCAAAGACGAGCCTGTGTGGCTTTATGGCGAAATAATCACCATCCCACGTTTGGTGTGCGAGGATGTTTCTGTCGATTGCGATTAACGAGAGTGCCGCCGCTTCGCTCTTTCGTGCTATTGGGACTTTTTTCATTAGAATGAATTGTTGTTATGGAATTTGTCTGGGTTGATTGTGTTTTTTGAGCGGATGACCCATGCGGCAAGAAAGCCCCTCGTATATTTTCTGTCTGGATGTGTTAGCAACCACGTCTGTGCGTGCTTGGCTTCGCGTTCAACATCCTTGTCTGGATTCAGCCGCTGGAGTTCAGCGATGAATTTCTCGTCAACTAATTTTGGTTCCCGCGATTTTTTATTTCGTGGGGGGGCCGCGCAATGGGGGGTCTTTTCTTTGCCATCGGCAGAGTTCAGTTTGGCGTTAGCCGAACCCGAGATGTGACCTTCATTTGGTTTAGTCGGGAAAAGATTAGTTTGGTTTAAGTCAACTGAGGAATGTGAGGCCACTGCCGAACTTTCCCTTGATGGTTCTATTGATGATTCATTCTGATGGTTCATTATAGAGAGACTAACCTTAGTTACCCCCACTACCCTCTGCACGGGGTTAACCCCCCCCACATTAACCGCAGTTACCCCCTTAAATGTTTTCAATCGGCTCGGTGAAGTAACCTGTTGCATGACATCTCGATTGATTTCATCGCTTCCAATCTTATCAACAATGATCGTGTAAAGGTTCGATGTTTGCCTACCGAATTGATCCTCGCGTTCATCTCTCGTAACTACCCCTATCTCAATCAAAGCATTTAGATACTTCTTTGTGATAGGTTCACAGATGTTTGCTTTTTCTGCAATCTTCCGTATAGACGGCCAACAACTGGCATCGTCGTTGCAGGAGTCAGCTAAAGACAAAAGAACCAACCTTGCGTTACCTTGGGTCTTACTACGCTCAAAGACCTCTGACATTATTCGGACGCTCATATTTCAATCCCTTCCTTGAAAAAATCATTAATATAACCAGCATCAACAAGTTCTTTGTATGCAACTTTCCCAAGATATTTTCCTTTTGCTAAAGTAATTTTATTAAAAAAATAATCTGCATCTTTGTGCATTTTCAATATTTGATATTGATAAGTTATGTATGCCGCCAATCCAATTGCTGCTAAAGATAGATTAGAGTCGGTTAAGATTTCCACGGGGATTACGGAATAATTCTGAAATCCGTAAATGTTTGGTTTTTTCATTTAAAAAAGGCGACCCCTTGTAGTGGCGATAGAAAGCGGCAACTGACGCATGAAGGTGGATTACCACCACAAGGGATCATATAATTTGTTTGTTAACTTAATTTCTATCTTCAATCCGGCCTTCACCCCGGATGTGCAATTTCTCGCACAAGAGAAAACTACTACAGCTTGTGTTTTATGTCAAGCACCTTTTTTTATCGGAACCGATAATCAGTTGATTTCAATTGTTGCGATTTGGTTCTGCGACCAGTCGAACAGCTTCTCGTTGAGCAAGCCCCAGATTTGATCGGAATCCTCAGTGGTTTCACATTTAAAAACCGACCTGCGCTCAACGATGGATTCTTCTGAAATCAGAACATCAACTTGGATTACAGTGTTGCTTTCATCTCCAGCCGCGACAAGCACAGCAGTATTGTTTGGTCTGAGAGCCATGACAAGAACGCCATCATTACTTTCGTAGCTAGCCATGAAGGGAGTATCGAGGATTGTGGATAAAGACATATTCGCGACCATGACGGTTTTTCTGACTGCTGCTAGTATTTGTTCTGCTTTATTGTTTATATCGTTATTGTTATCCATAATCATTAAAGGTAACAAAAAAGTGTTGACTTGTCAATAGTCTTGGTTTATTTTTGTGGAAATGAAACATCCACTAGAAGAAGCCTATGAGGCTTGCGCGAGTGCTTACGAGCAATCCCGCACAGTTCGTTCTCTTGGACGTAAAACTTTTGCCAATCAACTCCGTGAGACAAGGAGAGCATTACGACTGACTGTAAGAGAACTAGGAGATAAAATCGGCGTGACTGGATCATTGATCAACCAGATTGAGGTTAACTCAAAAAGCATTCTTAAAAAAGATCAGATAGATAAAATTATTTCCCTATGCACGCCTTTCTCGAAATCCAAGAAGGTAAATACTACCTCAGAGTCAGTCCCTACTCCGCAGGAAGTCCAACCGCCATGCACCAGCGAGGTAAACCATTCCCAAGTTCAGTCAGAGACAGCTACTTAGATTCTGAGCAAGCCATTATTGGACTCCAGCAACTGACAGATTACTACAAATGCTACGAAGAAAAACGGGGTTCAAAAAAACGGGCGGAAAGCTGAAGAATTTATCCGGATCAAGAAAAGCAAAAAATGCTGACTATGAAAAAGCCAAAGCAGAATACTTTGAAGACAAAAACTACCAGTGTGAAATCTGCAACCAAGCCGCAAGCGACTTGCACCACAAAAAAGGAAGGGGCAAGTTCCTGTGCGAGAAGTCCACTTTCATGGCTCTTTGCCGTTTGTGCCACTCCCAAGTCCACCACGAAGTAGCTTGGGCTAGAGAGAATGGATATATAATTTATGACTACAAATAACACGTTTGAATCCCGCATCATCTGCGAGGGAACTGAGGTAAGCAATACAGCGGAAAAGATTCTGTTTCGACAGAAGTTCAATCAATGTTGGGTGAAGAAAAGCGACATCCGACTGAACGAAACCCTTGGATTCCTTGACGGGGAGAAGGTAGTCCGTATCGTAGTTCCAGAAGAAGTAGCGAATACTTTGGAGCTTGAGGGTATTCTCGATTAATTTAAATGGTCGGCGGCTGAGTTAACCCAACCACCTTTAATCCTCTCCGATATCGTCAGAGGAATAGCTATCATCTTCTGACAAGTCTACGAGCTTTTCCTCCCGCGCCCAGAAGCGATTAGTTGGAACTGGTTTATCGTTACCGATAAATACAAGCCCGTATCTACGAGCCATTTCTAATGCATAGATCAGGCTATCACTCAAATCCGGTGAGTATCCAGTTCTACCCTTAAGATCATCTTTAGTCTCAATGGCAATCTTCTTATTCTTGATTATATAACGACGAAGGCAAAGCTCCCGCGCCAACTCAGAAGCAGGGTCAACACCGAAGAGAACTCGGCTCTTGAATGCGTGATAGGCTGAATAGTAATACTCAGATACAAGTCGATCATAAACATCCTTACACGGGCGTTTATCAACCTCTGCCGCCATGCGCTCAGTAGGTTTACCCATAGAAGAGATAAGAGCGATAGAATGTCCCGCTGAGTCAAAACGTAACCACTCGCGGATGATCGCTTGACCGACCCTTCCGCCATCACCGGAAACGTCCATTCCAAACTTCTGAGGCTCAACACCGGCGGCGCGGCACTTCTCAACAACATTCTCAGCAAGACCAATCTCAAACTCAGCCGCCTCGCGGGCGGAAAGCTGGATGACTTCTTGTTTTTCCAGCCACATAACCTTATTGCGAGTCCCGCGCACGAAGCCAAGTTTGGCAATAGTAAGAACACATCTATCTCCACCCACAGTAAACGCAGTATCAAACCCTGCTACTTTGGTAAAACCTTCAGAATCCCAAATTGGTTCTTCATTTGTGTTCGCGTTGCGAATCAAATCAGAGGTCAGAATGGTCTGAGCAAACCCAGACTTTGGCCACCAACCGATAGCGTTACGAACATAGTCAATAGCGTTCTCATCTCCGTAACATTGTTTGAGCATGATCTCCTGCTTTTTGCGATCCATCAGGAACGGAAATGGAGACGGTTCATTAACTGGAGCAGCGAAGTTAGGAGACTTCATGCCGTTGTAGAACAAGCAGATTCCAGTTTCGGTTTCCCAATCCATCATATCAGGGTTAACAGAATCAAAGTTAGACTGACCCTTCGGCATCGCCCAACGAGTATGGGGATTATCTCCCGGTGATGGGTTTCCGATACCAATAAAAGTCACATCGTTATTAGCAGAAAGGTTAACACGGGCCGTAATTGCGCCTAGTTCCATTTCGGGCAACTCATCAAGTGCTAATCGAACACGATCATTCTTACGACCACGGGTGGTATCAATAGCCTTTTGACCTTCGTTACCTGATTGAAAGGCGAGTGCTTTTATCGCATTACGATAATCTTTATCTTCATCGTTAGACGCACCACCCCAAACAATCATATGGCGATAGTCGATTAGCTTCCCAATCTGAGTATTCGCACACTTCCACAGTTTGCTGATAATGCCCCAGATTCGATCTTCGGACGCTCCGAGGGTGGTAGTGGCTACCCAAGAAGAAGTGCAGTGTGGGGCAGAACACCAATCAAGATATACCCATAAAGCAACTGGAAAACTTTTCCCCATCGAAGCCGCTCCAGCTAAACAAACGTCCGTATTATTACAAAGTTGTTCTATGGTTCTGAGTAATTGAGTATTGGTGTAACCTCGGTTGTAGATAGCAACATCAGTTGGCCATTGAAGTTTCACAGCGTTAAGGAAATGCTCTGCCGGTGAGAGTAACTTAAAATCTTTTAGGTTAATATTATGTTTGACGCAGTAGTCTCTTCCATACTCACCACGGGAAATCGAGTAGCAATAGAGTTCTATTCCAAGATCGTCCATGTTTTCCGAAAACTTCATACCGTATTTTTGAACACCCTTGCTTGAAGAAAAAACTCTTGACATATCAATAAGAAAGTATATTTTCACTCGAAAGGCAAGATGAAACTGAAAAACAAAAATCTAGCTCCCGTCGGAGGTTTTTATTGGAAATATGAGATTAAACGTGAAGGGATCACCTTTCCGGCCATAGTGTATGGAAGCACATGGAATAGCCTCCTTCAAAATGTTCAAAAAGATTACCGATCAAACGGAGCAGATATTCCATCTAACATTTCAGAAATGATTGAAGACCAAATCTGCCAGCGTCAACCGAGCGACCGTTGTTGGTATAGAGATGGGATTGGAGACAAGATCGCGCAAGCAATTCATAAGGTAGCTTCAGTCACAGATAGGGTTCTTGGAACTAAACTTGAACATAAGGCTCGCGGATGTAGTTCGTGTAACAAAAGGAGAAATACCTTGAACTCATTATCGGTTCCGATAAAATAAAACTTTAATCATATGATCTCAATTG